CAATACCAACACTTGCAAGACCAGTGGTCGCTACCAAAGATCCCTTAACGCCTGTTAGGGCCTGCAAGATTGAACCCGTTGTGCTCGAAGCAGTTGTTGTGACAGTCGCACCAAGGTAGAGCTCAAACAAAAAGTCAGGCATAGACTTCACTGTCGCTGTGAACGTAGAGTCTACGGTCTTTGCTTCAGATGCCCATGCAAATTTGTTTGATCCGCCAAAGAGCTTCTCGGTCTCTGCTGAAAAAGTGATTGTCCCACCACCTAGGACTTTTAAAATCCCGTAAGGTAAACGATCAGAACGACGATAAGGCGTCATGCTGTGAATACCATAAATAATTCTGTTAGCTGATAATGCCATCTTAGATTACTCCTTCTGTCTTCAAATTCTGAATAAACTTCTCGGGCACTTCGATCTCTTCACCCTCAACGATTCGAATATCTAGCCCGTTGGCTACAATGCGAAAGTCCTTGAGTGGATGGATCTTGACCATGCCATCAGAGACAACCTCTTCTTGGGCTATCTCTTGAGTCTCTTCATCATCTTCATGATTGTTAAACATTTTTAAACTCCTTAACTTGCGGAGACTAAACATCAAACGAAGCGGTAAGATTGATCCCAGCCATCCTTAACATTTTGCCGCTTATATCCACTAAGCCAGGCGACAAAGAATCTAGCTGAAGTTGACTATAACCGCGCAGCTTTGCGTGGTTCTCTATGGCAACTTCTTGAAGCGAACGTGAATATCTTAACAATTGATATATTGTGGATTCTTTTAACTGCTCGCCCCTATCAGGTACACAGACCTCAATAAAAACGTTCACAGTTTGAATCGCAGCATCTGATTGCTGGCTTGTGAGTTGCACTCCGCCTAAGCCCCATACAATGAACTGGGGATAGTTCCACACTTGAGGGATGTGATTTAAAAACCAAGCGTCATTTGAAATAGTAGGAATAGAAAAATCACTTGGATTCACAGTGCTCTTTTCAGTATTGATTTGAGTGATTTTGTTGTTGAGATTTGCTAGAAATATAGTCTTGAAATTATCAAGAAACATCTCAACGTCATACTTTTTCTGAGCCATTATTGAGCACTCCCCGAAACAACTTGCGCAACATAGTCTTTAATAATATTTGTCCACGCTTGAATGCGCCCTGAAATCAAAGCGTCTTGAGCTTTTTCGGCGGGACCACCATCGATAAAGATCATCTTGCGTTGAGGGATCTTTTTCCTGGGCCTATCCGATTGATGATATTTCGCATAGTCAATCTTGGTTCCAAGCACCATCGACTGGCGCCCCACGAAATACTCGGCGCCCTGAGCGCTCTTTGAAGACAATGATTTCTCTAAAGCCCCTTGTCTTTTTAAGAGAGGATAAGCAAAACCGACCTCTTCTTTTTTCAAAGTCTCTGCTCGCTGCCGCTTGGTGACTTCTATCCCTCGAAATCTTACCTTGTCCTGATAGTTGAAGCCACCAAGCGGCGAATAAAGCCCAGGACCCTTCAAAGCAAAGATCTTCTTATTCCCACGATACCAATGATTGGCAATCAGACCAAAAGGGATTCGAAAATCACTTACCTTATCTGATACTTCATCAAGCAGCTTTTGAAACTGAGCATCGTTTTCTGGAATAAAACTTATGATCTGATCGCTCACCAGTTATTACCACCGCGAGTTATTGTGGGGGTTCTTACACCTGCATAGTTAGTGCCGAAAACAGAAGCGTCCCTTGGACTTGAGGGCTTTCTCGTGGCGTCCACAAGATCAATCACCGGCTCTATCCAAGTGCCACCGCTACCAACAGACTTAAAAGTCGGAGTAATGTCCTCAAGCAATCTATTGGCTTTCTTCTCAAGATTCGTTTGAACGTCCTGCTCTTTATCAGAGTTAGAGCTCGTAGCCTCTAGAATAGTCTTGATCATGTGAGCGACTTTGTACTTTGAAATCGTGCCCACAACTTTTAACGCTTCAGTGCCCGTGATAGGAGTCACATAATAGCGATTAAGTCTTGCATCGATCTCAGCATCTGCTTCTGCTATGAACTCGGCCACGTCCTCTTCAGTCACAGCAGTGTTTGTGGACTCGTTCCCAGTGTCAGCACTGATCGTGATCCCTCGAAACATAGACTTAACTTTTGCAAGAGTCGTGTAAGGCATTAGTCCTCATCCTTTACTTCTAAAGATCCAGAGTTGATTGCAACAATAAGCTCACCCTTGCTCATGCCAGTATAGCCCTTAAAGTTTTGATCCTTGCAATACTGTCTGAGCTCTTCAATTGTATAGTGCTCGTCCACTAGATTTAAACTCTCGGTCTCTTCAATGTCATCAACTTCAACTAGCTCTTCAATAACCTCTGGCTCTTGAACGTGCCCATCAATTTCAAACCAGCCCTTGAACTCATCTGATTTGAGAATAAACATCTCTTCTTTTTTAAGCTCAATTTCTTTTACTTCATCACGCAAAATGAAATTGTTTAAAAGATGCATCCCATTGTTTTTAACAAAACGCTTTTGCTTGTCTTGTATTTTTACCTTCAATTTCATGTTGTCATTTTCCTTTCAATATTTAAAGGGCCCTGATTAGCTCAGGGCCCTAAGATCAAATTAGTTATTGATCTTTATGGCTTTCCACCAAACGCCAAAACCAAAACCGATGCGCTGATCAACACCGTAAAGATATTCTTTACGCATGAAAGCACGCTCGCCTTTTTCAAGAGCTTCAAAGGTCAAGTTGCTACGCTTTTGCATAACAAATGGCTTCAAAGTTCCAGAAACATCAAACAAGTACCAGTCGCTATCAGCAGGAAGACGGCTAGAAATTACTTTCTTAGCAGCACCCTTTAATGTGTTGGTGTTGTTGTTGATTTTGTCAGCAGTGATGATGTTGTCAACAACACCTTCAAGACCTGGGTGGGCCACGATCACAAGATCCATATCGCCTTCGTTTCTTGGCTCACCTTGATCATCAACAAAACTACGCATACGCGCACGCGCACTGATAAAATCAGCAGCAAAAGTGGCATCAGTATAGGCTGTTGAAAGTGTTCCAGACACGATGTTTGATTGCGCAGATCCGCTCTCGTTATGTGAAGCTGAAAAGAAAGCAACTCCATCATAGCCAAGATTAGTCACGCCTGCTGCAATTTGATCAAACAAAAGCTTGCGAGGAAAAGTCTTCGCACGAATGGCAAGATCTTTAACTCTGAGCTTCACAGCCCCAAGTTGATCGTCTTCCATCACGTTGCGATTTACTTTTAAAGTCGCCTCGTAGTCTTTGTTAGGGATTGAATAATCGAAGTCAGCTAGACCGCTTAACTTTCTCTCGTCCAACCACTCACGCATTTGAGGGGACTCACCAAGCCAGCCATACTTCTCAGAGTCACTTGTGGAAGTGGTCTCCATGATCATTGGCATAACATCAGCAGGATTCTCACCGTTGTTGAATGCGGTCATGAACTCAGTTCTAAGACCTTTTTCTAGTAAAAGTGCATTACTTACTATTCCCATTTCAATTCTCCCTTATTAAAGCGCAGCCGCTGCAGCTGGGTTAACGCTCAACTTCACCCAAACTTGAGTGGCTGAAACAAATTCATCAATCTGGCCTACGGGTGCGCTCGTGCCAGCCGTCTTAGTAACGGTCTGATCGTCAGAGGCATAGACCACAACGCCAACATCACCCTGAGCAAAGCCTGCGCCCTCAAGAAGATAACGACCTTCAGTCTTAACCTTACAACGAAGATCACCGGCTGAACCACCTGAGTTATCAACAGTCTCTTCAGCTACACCAGCGAAAACTTCGCTGACCGCAAGACCTGCTGGAGCTAGAAAACCAGCTGCGTTAATTGTGCAAAGTGCTCCGCGATAAATAATATCAACGGCAACAGGCATTGCGCGAACGACTCCATCTTTTTCTGAAACTTCTTTTGCTGCTGTTAGTGCTGCCATTATTCACCTACCTTATTGTACTTGATGTAATCCTCTTCGCTTAAGCCCATCTTCTTACAGATTTGCTTCTCAGCTTCTGACAATTGCACCTGTTGAGTGCCTTCGCCTGAACCTTGAGCTTGAGTGTTCATTTTTTCACTTAAAGACAACACGTCTAGAAGGTCTTTGCCTTCATTCAAAGCTACAAGTTGAGCTTTGTTGATCTTGCCTTCATCGAAAAGCTTTTGATGCTTATCTTGAACTTCTTTTTTAACAATTTCAGCTTTAAGAGTTTTAAGCTCGTCACCTAATTTTGTATTATCGTCTTTTAAACTTTGAGTCTCAGACTTCAAAGTGTTCTCACTTAAACGCAAGTCAGAGATTTGCTTTTCAAACTCATTGACCTTTGCTTTGTGATCACTAAGGGAAATAGTTTCCATTTGTGGATCTCCTTTTAAATGTTTATCTTTTAAACCAACTATTGCATCCATCTTCAAAAAAGGCCTGTTCACTAGACCGCCACCGAAAAGAGTGGGCCCGTGATTGATCCCTGTATGAGGATGAATGAAATTGAGATTGAACTCTGGAGAGAAATACCTAAACTCTCGGTCGTTAAGTGCTAACGCGCCTTTAGGTGTCCATTTCACTACTCCATATAGCTTAGTGCCATCTTCACTCAAAAAGACTTCCTTCACCCAGCCAGCCGCTTCTCTGGTCTCGTGATCAAAATCAATTGAAATGTCAATGCCATAAGATTTCTTCTCAAAATTATCTTTAAAACTTTTTAAGTCACCCTTGGTGAGCTTCACTTCACCATAACGAGCATGAAAGCCTGTAACAACTTGCGCAAGCTCTATGACTGAGGGCAAGTTCTCTGAGAGCTTAACACTCTCGTCTTGAAGATTGTAATAGAACGGATTGTCTGGAGTCATCTCTCTTAAAATACCTACAACAATTGAAATTCCGTCTCGAATCTCGACTGTCTTCATCGTGGACTCAATAAACCCCATCTCATCAAACATTGAAGCGTAGTAAGCTTTATCGTCTTCAGTGATTTCCATGCCGTCTAGATAATGAGCTTTCAAGAAGTCTTGCACCTGCTCTTTTCGCTCATAAAGAGTTTTAACAAACTCGATTCTTTGCATGAGCGAGCCTGGCTCGATCTCATTAGACTCTAGAAATTGATCGATCTCTTCATTGGCTTCAAGAATCTTTTTCTCCATCAGGAGTTCTTTTATAAGGCTCATTTTACATCCTTAAAGGTTATGGATTTTTGTGCGGCCTCACTTAATGGAGGAAGTCCCGTTATTGCTGGATTATTAGTAGATGTTTTAAGATTAGCTCTTATGTATGACTTGCAGTTATGAACTACCATTTCGTTTGCAACAAAACTCTCGTCCTCTGAAACCGCTAGATTGTAGAGTCTATTATTATCAGATATTTTTAATTTATTTATGCTCTTTATCTTTGACATAAATTTGCACCTATGGTGTAAGAGCTTTGGACTCTAATGGGAGTAAAAACACTAAGGATAGATAAAAGAAAACTTAAAGACAAATCAGTCATTCTTGAAATCCTCAAGGCAAACAATGTCATCATTTAGAGTTAAATCAAAAACTTGAACCCATCCTCTAGATTTTGTTAAGACTGGGTGTTCCCCAGTTATATTTATTTTAACACCATTATCTAGCTCAATTAAATAATACTCTTTATCTTCAAATCTATCCATAACTTCAGTAATTGGCATCAATCTATTTTTATGAGTTAAAACCATGTCGCCAACTTTTAAATCTTTTATTTTTACCGCTCCGCTGCCAGTCATAATCAAAGAATCTTCAAGAACTGCGTTATGGTGAAGTGGTGGCTGATATCTCACAATGTCTGCTGATGTCACATCGTAAGTCGTACCCGCAAGCGTTTTGCAAATATCAGTCTTTGGATCACTGTTCACAAATGTGTAGGATGCAATCTGCTCTTGAACATCATCGGCCAAAAGATACTCGTTTCGAGCGTTGCCGATAACTGTGGCCGAGAGGTCAGCAGCGACTGTTTTCTTTGTCCCAGAGTTGATAGACTCTTCAGCAGCAGCTTTTAAATCTTCCCTTAAGACTGCAATGTCATTAGTCGAGGGCACACTTGAACCAAACTGAAAGGCAACAGTGTCGGCTACGTCCCTGGCCTCTTTCTCAGAGATTAGATTTGCTTGCGTTGCAATAATAAGCTGGACTCGTTTTGGGAGCTTTGAGAAATCATTGAACTTAAAAGATTCTATCTCAAACTCTTTTAAAATCTGGGGCTCATCTTCACTAAACTTTACGTTTTGAGCTCCCACTTCACTCTCAACTAGCTCTAAAGAATCCCTTGCGGCACTTGTTAAGGCGCCACGAAGCTCTTTTCTGAATTGAGCAGTTCCGCCTATTTTCACATTGTCGATAGCTCTCATTTTCTGCTTATCGCTCAACGTCTTGTAATTCTTTAATAGATCAACTGTATACTTTTCAGCAATGTTCGTGAGATTGCGTCTTATGATATCAACAATCACTGCCTCATGCTTTTCAATCAAGACCTTAGTATTGTTTGAGGGCTCTTTTAGTTCTTTGATCTCGATCTTTTTTGATTGATCACCATGCGTGTGCGCGGGCGTGTCCTTATCAACTTCAGTGCGACCTATGACCTCACCCTCATCATTCAAAATTTCATGATAATGAGACTGGCCTCTTTGAATCGAAGGGCCTGTGCCTTTGTGCCTGTGGCCTAGCTTCTCACTTAGTTGCGTGGGGTCAGATTGAGAATCGTTATCAGGATCAATATTATTATTATTGCCACCATTATTTGATGATGCATCCGTTTCGCCCTCGTTTTCAAGCATCGTGCCCTCAGCTTTTTTAGGAAGACTGTAAAGGCGTCTAACGTGATCTTCCAGTTGCTCGTCTCGACTGATAACGCCAGCACCTGTGAAGCCCGTAATGACCTCCATCAATTCTTTGCCAGCGTTGTCAGTGATTCCACTTGTCATGATCTTTGGGATAGCCACTTCATCAGGACCAAAGTTCAATGACACAAGCTGAGGGATAAGGTCCTTATTGATCGTGTCTTGAATGATGTTTGAATAGTAAGAAAGTCCAGCAAAGAAAAAATCAGACAAATCAGCACTTAGAGCATAAGCCCCGGTGTTACCACCTGTTCCAAGCTCAAGAAATGAAGCAAGAATAGCTGAGACCATGTTCTCGTCTTCAGCTTTAATAACGTGTGTTAGCTTCTCAGGATCAAAAGTGTTTGAGTGAAGCTCTAATTTCCATCCCTCAGGGTACATAAGATAAGAATCTTCAGCAGAGGTAAAGTTCTTTAAAACTTCAACGGCTGTCTTATATTCTTCCTCTTCTGGTTTTATGTTTTTTGGAATCATGAGCATAGGTGTTGGAATAGCAAAACGCTCAATACCGATGAACTGAAGCTCCATTGCTAACAATTTTCTTTTGTAAGGCCCATAGACGTTTCTTAAAAGTGGAAAGCCTATGTTATCGCCCTCTTGCTCACTGAAAAGACATAAAAGAAACTCTTTAGGAATCTCTACGTTAACCCTGATGTCAGTATTAGACTCTTGCTTAATTCTTAAGAGCTCGCCCGTGGTCTCATCATGAATCCACTCAATGATTGTACTTTGCCTACGAAAGCCAAGCTGGCCTAAGCCAGTGTAGGGGCCAAACTCCTTGTCCGTTCTATTCATGTGGACAACTTCAAAGATCGCGTGCCCATGAGCAATGACAGTTAGAGCTTCGTTTAAGAACTTGCTCCAATTAATGTCGTGAAACAAAATGTGCTGAATAAGATTAGCAATCTCTAAAGACTTCTTTTCATCATCATAGGGTTCAATAAACCACTTTGCAGACTTGATGGGATTGGCAATGGCACTTAAGATTTTTCTGACTTGAGTATCAGATCTACGCATTTTGTCGTAGACCGCAGCAGCCTGAAAGCCCGTTAAAATCTCAATGTGATCTTCAGTGTTGTGGATTTTTCCAACAACGTCAGTGCCCGATGCACCAAGAGCCTTATCATGCCGCTTTACTATTTCACCCAAAGCTAAAATCCCTTTTCAATGATGCTAATATTCTCTTACTTTGATGCCCGATTTGCGATCAGTCTTCTTTGCCCTTTTCACAAGCGGTTGACTTTTTTCTTTTTTGGTGAATGTTCCGTGTTTAACAATAACATAACGTCCATAATTCGCCAAAGCTAATGAGTCACTCTCGTCTGGACTCGACCTTCCAGTTCTTTTCTTGTAATCAACTTTAGATTCAATAACAGTGCGACCTTTCGAGTCAATGCGAAATTGAATGCTCGGAAGCTCTTCAAAGTAAATTGACTCATCCTGCAAGTCTATTTTTTCCTTCAAATCACTTGCTAACAAATCAAACATCTTAGCCTTTAAGTTAAAGTACCTGGAGCGATCCTGGTCCTGCTCTTCTTTTGAAGCGTCCGAGTTGTTGGGACTTGCACCAAAGTTAACCTCGACTATTGTCACATTCTTGCCGATGCGCTTTTCCCTCTGCGCCTCAATCAAGTTGTCATAAACACCAGCGCCCATTCCCGTGGCATCAATGCACACAATCGTGTCTGATCTTTGATCCTCATTTATTTTATTAATGACAGCCCCCGTCAGATACGTGAGCTCTCTTTTCATAAACTTCTGAGTGTCAACGTGTTTAAAGCCTCGAAGCTCTGTGATCACTGACTTGTCTGAGCCCATGCGAGCTACATCGACCCCAATAAGTCTTTGAGCCGTTAAGTCTAGGGGCACGTCTCTTGCCACAGCCTGGACCACGTCCTCGTATTGCACCAAAACATTTTCATCATTGTCTGGGAACTCGCCAAAGACCTTAGACTTTACAAGCGGGTGGTCTTTGCCAAGCTTCATCACATAAGGCACAACAAACTGGGCTGTAAGAAGATAAGGCACAGGCTTTTGATATCCTTGAATTTTCTCTAAACGCTCTTCATCATTTAAGACCGAAAGGCGATCAATCTCATCCTGCAAAGACTCTTTGTTGGTGAGCCCGTTTGCGATCATGTTCGGCGAATCAAAGCAGCTGATCTTGATGTTTCTCCAAGAAGGATCCGAGAAACATTTAAAAAACTCACAGTTTCTAGTCGTGGGGTTTGCAATGGCGACGAACTTCACCATCTTACCAGAGGTTAAAAGACCCTCTGCCATGACCCACACATCGTGACTAACACCAGTGGCCTCATCAAAGAGAACAAGCACATGATCACTATGAAAGCCTTGAAAGCTTGAGCCCTGCTGCTCCTTTTGTCCAGTGCCTGCTGTTGCCTTGGGACTAAAGCCCATCATGTAGTGCTTATCATTAAGTTTAAGTTCTGTATCAAGGAGCCTGCCGCCTAACGGCACCGGTGCACTCTTGAAGGCGTCCCTGATTTCACCCCATAGAAGTGCTTTGACCTGTCTGTGAGTCGGGGCGGTTGTAATCACAATTGAATTAGGGAAAATGTTAAAGAACCAAAGAGCAGCCCTGGCCATAAGCCAAGTCTTGCCGACTGAGTGCGTGGCCTTAATCGCTATGCGATCATATTGATTGATCTCTTGCAAGATATTGACCTGGTAATCTTCAAGAGCGGCGGCACCTAAGACCTTCCTGATCCATTCATCGGGATAGTCTCTATAAAGCGAGTAGAGATCAATCTCAGATTCAGTTAACATCTTTTAGTTTTCTTCTTCTAGCTTCAGTGCGATTGATTTCTTTTTTCCTGCGTCTTTTCTCATACTCTTCAGCAGCACCCTTGGCCCACTCTGCAAAGTTACCCACATGATGAGTCACATCAACGTCCATTTTGTCTTGCCACTTGGCATAGTTTTTAAGACAAAAAATCAGCATAGTCCTGTCGCCATTCATTGCCATCTGCACAGCTTTCTCTTCAAGCTTTGTGGCGACTCGCTTCATCTTCGATTCATGGTACTGGCTGAAGGTCATGCCGTGGTCTTCTTTGAGCCTGCGGTCAATCGTGTTTGTTGAAATATTAAGATATTCCGCGGCGAATTCTTTGGTAGTAGACTTAAATTGACAAAGGGCATTGAACTTGTCGTAGTTCAACTCAATCGGGTCTGGACCAGTCTTCTTTGCCACGGTGCACCCCTATTTTATTTGATTGAGCCACTGAAGCTCTATTTGTTTCGAAATTCTATTCATCATGTATGGGGGGACGGACATACCACATAGATATTGTGAGCCTGATTTTAAGTAATTAAAATCTTCTGGGAATGATTGGCATCTTGCGATCTCTTTATCAGAAATAAAGAAGTCTGAACCTGAATAAATATATCTGGATCTAGTCGTTTGTGTATCAACAGGCTCATTCATAAATACCATTTTTTGACTCCATCCCGTTTTCTTATTGTGTTTTGCAATATTAAATTCAAAAATTTCTTTTGTTTTATTTCTTAAACACCAAG